GAATAAGCTTTTGCTAAATGAAAAGAACTTTAAGGATACTGATGCACTTCGTAAAGCTAATCGTGACGCTGAGATAGCAAGCCTTGAAGAGCAGATTGCAATTAAGAAGTTATGGGGTCAGAATTATTCCGAAGAAGAGCTGAAAGCTTTGCAATTAAAGCGAGATTCAGTTGAAGAACAAAAGGCATTAGATAAGGAGCTTGCTGATTTACAACGTGAGCTATTCTTTGAGACATTTGATTTTATTTCAACTCTTCAAAGCGCTAGCATCGACCGTCAGGTAGCTGAACTTGAAGAGCAAAAAGAAAAAGAACTTATAACTGAAGAGCAATATCAGGAAAAGCTTAAACAACTAAAGCTTAAGCAAGCCCGTGCTAATAAGGAGGCGGCTATATTTCAAGCCAGCATAAACTTTGCAGAGGCATTAACCAATGTTTTAACAATTAAACCAATAGCGGCCGTTCCTGCTGCCTTGGTATTTACCGCTGCCTTAGCAGGAGCAAACCTTGCCAAAATAATCGCGACCCCGCTCCCTAAATTCAAACAAGGAACGCTCGCAGTACCCGGTCACGACACGGGTGACGACTCAGTCATGGCCATGCTCAGGCCAGGTGAGGCGGTCATCCCGACTGAGACCAACAGGGAATACGCTGCGGTCATCAGGGCTATCTACACCAAGCAGGTGAGTAGCAAGGAGCTGAACGAGTTCGTAACTACACGTAACAAGAATATGACCGTAGTCAACGAGCCCGTGTTCGACTTCAACAAGGTTACACTTGATGCGTTGTATAAGCGGGATATCCGCACTACATCGCTCAACAGCGCAGTCATGAAGCGCACAGGAGGCGAGATGCCTACTATCAAGGTCAAGGCTGACGTAGACACTCAGGCGCTGGGCAGGGCAATGGCCAAGAATAAGGGCGTAGATGTCAACAATGCTGACTATCTTGCACAGGCGATAGCTTCAGAACTTAAGAAAGGAATCAACCCGCGTCAACTGCTATGATGTTTCAGTTCTACCTAGATGGCACATTGGTTGAATCTGCGACCAACTGGAAGGACGTGTCTTCTACTATCAAGCGGGATAATCAGCAGAATCTGTTTCTGTTGTTTCAAGAGTACGATTTAACCTTTGATTCAACTGGTTACGACTACCTGATTGACAAGATTCAAAACGATAGTTTCTGCACGGAGGTGGTGGTAGAAATCAAGAAGATGTGCGATGATGACTATTTGACCATCTTCAATGGGATCATGTTCATATCGGACTGCGTGGTTGATGAGCGTGCTTGTACCATCAAGTGCAAGGTCAATGACAAGTCGTTCTTCAGCAAGATTAACAACAACAAGAACATCAAGACATCGCTTGACGGGGCGTTCACTAAGCTCAAGCAGCCTATCACGGCGATTGAGCAGTATGACCTAGAGGTCTTCAACGTAGGTACAAATAGTTCAGTCAGAACAGTAATAGCCTGCCGCATAGAAGAGGCATTCAGGTACTTCATTGACTTCATGACTGAGACTTCAGTCGGATTCCGTAGCGACACCTTTGGTGCTACGGGTAATTGGAACGGATTGTGCATCACAGTAGGCGAGCGCCTTAGGGGTGTAGTTCCATCTGTTGAAGATGCTAGATGGATTCCGTTCAGCTTCCTTGACCTGTTCAACGAAATCAACAAGCGTATCCCGATTGTCTTGCTTGTCGAAGACCCATACACATCGCCAATAGTACGCATTGAGTCGATTGAATATCTGTTCGGGAACAGCGTCACATTCTTCGCATCATCTGTGTACGAGATTGAGACTAGCTTCGATACATCTAAGCTCTACGCTTTGGTCAAGATGGGTAGTCCTACCGATGACACGCTGACCCTTGACTTCCCTGAGGATATTGACTACTTCGGATTCAAGGCTGAAGAGTTCCATTTGCTTAGTAGCTGCAACCTTGACCAGGCACTTGACCTAACTGCCAACTGGATAGTAAGCAGCAACATCATTCAGAGGGTTGTGGATAACCTTGACCAGGGCTACGATAACAACACATTCCTACTCAATAGCATCTACACGGATGACAATACCGGGCGGACGACCAATGACAATATGTTCAACATCAACCCGCCCAAGTATCACTACAATGCTCTTCTGAACAATGCCAGCATAGCAGATAGATACATTGAGGACTTGAGTGCAAGCTTGGCATCATACTACGTAGATAGTAAAGATGGTCAAATGTATGCGTACAGAAATGGACTGCTTCAGCATACTAATCTATTGAATAGTGAGGATTTTAATTTCTTCTTAAATTCTGAGTCGTTTGATTTCGGGAATAATTTTGACACACTAACTGCGAAATACACAGCACCACAAACAGCAGCTTATAATATCAAGGCTCAGGTGACTATTGTTTTTGGAAATCCTGGTGGTGGGTCTGGTGGTTTTGGTAATTATTATCAATTTACAGTAGATCATTATGATAGTAGCAATAATCTCTTAAATAGATTTTATATAGGCGCACATTCGACTATTTTAGGCGCTGGAGCTTTTGCACCAGGTCAATATTGGGCTGCTGGTTACTCACTTAATACCGTACTCACTAGGAATCTAAATAATCAGATTATCAATATGAATGCTGGTGATTATATCACCATGAGAATTAAAAGCTATCCATTAACAGTTGCAGCCAATAATATATATACCAATGGCCAGCTTTATACTATATTGACAAGTGCATCACAGACCTTTCTTGAAGTCGTTGACACGTCAATCACCGGAGGCACATTCCTTGACATCGACCCTAACCTAATAAAGGTTCAGCTACACAAGTTTAGCTATCCGATGACACAGCAGGAGTTCAACGGCGTGTTGAATAATCCGACAGGACGTATAGGATTTGCAATGGAAAACCAGCCATACCGATACGGATGGATTAAAGAGTTGAAGTACAATCACACATTTAGTAGGGCGGATTTCGTCCTGACTACCAATAGAGAATCAGAACATGCCTCTTGAGTTTATACCTAACCAGCCGTTCATCTTCGAAAAGCCAATCGGAGATTACCCCTGTCTGAACAACGACCCGAAGGCTTATGCCCAGCTCGTTCAGGATGGGGATATCACCTGCGTTCAATGGATATTGGAAGAATGTGATGAGCCTATCTGTGAGCCTGACATGGTAATGGATCCCGTGGGTGCAGATGAGTTAGGAGCTTGGACAGTAGCGGGTGGGTGGACTACTAGCGGTAGTTCAACCTTGGCCTATGCAGGGGCTGATGTTTTAGGAGCAAGCGCAGGACAGACTTTTACGGCTATTGAAAATGCGGTTTACAATTTATCATTCACAGTAGAAAACTATACTGGAACAGCTGATATTTCAGTACTTATAGGTTCGAATCTATATATTGCTCAAACCATAAATGCTGATGGAAATTATAATGTATATTTTACAGCATACGAAACACCTATAACAGTTGCCTTTTTTGTAACTGGGACGGCTGTTGCAGATACATGGGATATTGTAAATCTTGAACTTAACCAATGGACTGACTGCTGGCAAGACGAAGCACCAGATGACCTGCCTACTTGGTCATACAGTTTCGACGGAGCCAACGGCAAGTTCTGCTCACTAGTGATTGACTCAGGTGACCTTATCAACACGACCGCGTTTACCACTACGGGCAACTACCACGGCGTGACATTGGTGATTGATAGCTGCACTCAGGGTGGGCTAGAGGTTTATCTTGGCAGCGTTCTGCTCGGAACTACATCGGGCAATGGTAGCTTTGAGTTCTACGGAACACCAACCGCTGGGACTGACCTTGTGTTCACTAAGACAGACAACTTCAACGGATGTGTGTCACAGGTCAATGTGAAAGACTACGGTGATGTATCTACCGCAACTGTGACTGTTCGAAGTGACAACAACTTCTACAAGGCTGACGGCCTAACCCCAACCGCATTCAATGACAGGCTTGTTCAGTGCATAGATTGGGAGAATTTAGACTGGAACATGAACGGCATCCCTAGCGACTGCATACCGCTCAGGGTAGACATTAAAGACCCTTGTGATAACAACGTGCTATACATAAGCGTCAACCGCGCTCTGTTGAAGTCTGGTGGCGCAACATGGGACTGCACTAAGCTAGTCGAGTCGTGGAACGATGGATATGCCTTCGGCTTCTACTTCGGAGACATCGCCAACCCCGACTTCAAGCTGACACAGCGCCTGCGGGTGTTGGCCTTCAACCCCGTCTACCGTAACGCTGGCGAAGAGTACCTGTACAGCAGTGGCAACACAGGGCGGTCGTACGCTCAGAGTCAGAAAGCCCGCACGGCATGGTTCGACTACATGGACGAGTACGCTCACGACTGCACACGCACGCAGCTGCTAGGGCAGAAGCTGTTCATTGATGGGTATGCGTTCTACTACCCGACCGAGGATTACGAGCCTGAATGGAATGAGAACGGGCGGTACAACCTAGCGCAGTCCCGCGTGACCGTCTTCCATGAAGAGGCTATCTTCGGGTCGGCCTGCGGGGTGATGGCTAATACTATCTGTCCGCCGCAGATCATACAGCTGCCGCCTGCCTTGACTCAGGTACAGGTGTTGATGGATGAGTTTGATACAACAGGACTAGATTTGACTGCAGTACAGGTTTTATATTTACAATGGGATGATGCAGGTGTACAAGCAGCAGCCGCAACAGGTTCTTATGATTTAACTGATGGTATTGATAGGGCATCTTTTGCAACAACGATAGGCATAGAGATTAACACAGTATTTGGTACATCTACAACTTCAACTTCATGCACATTATCAGGCGCACTTCTTTCTGTCAATGTGATTTGTAATGGAACAATACCTTCGCCTATGCCTTCATTGTCAATATCAATTTCAGATTTAAGTGGTATCAACTTCGCCCTACCCATCTATTACTCATGACCCAAGGCATCCTAACCATAGCCCTCAAGCACCCGCTCTACGGGCGGTTCGCTTACAACCTAGCGCTGTCCATCAAGTCAGCCGACCCCAAGCAACGGGTGGCAGTCATCGCGGACGATGCGGCACTCGCCCATCTGCACGAAGGGCAGCGCATGGTGTTCGACAAGATCATCAAGCCCAAGCCTGAGACCGTCAAGGACAAGCCGCTCACCGCTAAGTTCTACCTGAACAAGCTCACACCCTACGACCGCACTCTGTTCGTTGATGCCGACATGGTGTTCAGCCCGATGTGCAACTTCAGCCAGCTATGGCAAGAGATGGAAGGCATTGAGTGGACAATGGCCAACAGAGGAGTCAACGACCCCGACAAGGGTATCAGTGAGTGGGTCGACCCGGGCAAGTTAGCAGAAGCCTACGGCAAGGTGAACCAATGGATAGATCTATCATCTGAATGGATTTATTGGGTCAAGGGGGAGCTCGCTGATAGTATCTTTGTAGGTGCTCTAAAGTTCTACAAAGAGAATAAACTACACACCCGACAGTTCGCAGGGGATAAGCCCGACGAGCCATTCTTCAACCTAGCCCTTGCAGCCGTTGAACACAAGCCCCACAAGATGCCTTGGCAGCCAACCTACTGGCAGCCTGCTATCCGCAAGGTGCTGTCAGCGATGGAGATCAAGCGGCAGTACTACGCATTCTCAGCAGGGGGCAATCACCTGCCGCCGCAGCAGTTTAGAATTTATCAAGAGTTTATGAAGAACGCATCCTACCGGATGAACATGCCAGCGCTGACCATCGCTAACAAACGGTCACAACTTAAAGAAAGAACTCACATCTGATGCCAGCAGTAGCACCTTCATTCCTTGAACCATACATCGCCTACAGCGTTCGGCATAAGTACTACAAGGACTCAGTCGAAATGGAAGAGGCTCTCGAAGTCCATGCTGACGGTGAGTACCCTGGCGAGCTGATAGAAGAGCGCCGACCTGCTGAGTCATCCGACATTCAGAACTACAGGCGCAAGATATTCGTGCCCATCACCAAGCCCGTGTTCACCAAGGTATTCAACAGCCTTAGCAAGATACGCAAGTCGCCCGACTGGATGATGTCATTCAACAGGGACGTGCCGCCTGTCATCGCTGAAGACCAAACGCCCGAAGCCTACCTGACGCGCAAGTTCCCGCGCAATGGAAGCCTCACCAACTGGATGTTCAACGTAGCGTTGAAGCAATACCTGATTGATGCCAACGCGGTGGTCTTCACCCTGCCGACCCGCTTCGAGGTAGCTGAGAACGAGTACTACGAGCCGTATCCGATGATATTCGAATCTGAATACATCATTGATTACAAGGAGGGCAAGTTCTACCTGCTCAAGGAAGACGACGGAGACGGCTATTGGATGGTTCAGCCTGACGTGATTCAGCGCTTCGAGCTTGTTGACCGCGAGCCGCGTGAGGTGTTTCAGATGGAGAACCCGCTGGGCTACATGCCTATCCGTACCATGTACGGGGTAGTCCTTGAGAACTACAAGGACGGCGTGCTGTACGAGTCCCGTATCAGCAGCATGGTTCCGAAGATGAACGAGGCGGTGCGTGAGTACAGTGACTTGCAAGCTGAAGTTGTTCAGCACATCCACAGTACGATGTGGGCGATGCAGGCTCAGCAGTGCGGAAGGTGTAAGGGCGTGGGTGAGATTCCCCGCGAAAACTCAGCGCCTATCAAGTGCCCGTCCTGCACAGGCTCAGGCCTTGCTCCGTTCAACCCCTACGAGAACCTGATTGTTGCAGCACCCCGCGCAGGCGATCCGGCTATCCCTACGCCACCTGTTGGCTACGTGCAGAAGGACACAGGCATCGTTAAGATACAAGAAGAGCGCATCCGCCAACACCTGTACGACGCACTGAGCGCTATTAACATGGAGTTCCTAGCTGAAGTTCCACTGTCTCAGTCAGGGGTGGCCAAGCAGGTAGACCGCGAAGAGCTGTACAGCTTCGTGCATAGCATTGCGGAGGACATCGTCCGCATCATGGACGAGGTGACCTACGACATCTGTGCATGGCGCTACGGTGGCATCGTGTCCGACATCAACGAGCTGCTGCCCTACATCGCCGTGCCTGAGCGCTTCGACATGCTATCAGGCAAGGTGTTGGTTGATGAATTAAGCATGATGACCCAAGCCAAGGTCGACCCGGCTATCATCAACGCGGCACAGATAGAGCTTGCATCGAAGAAGTTCAACGACTCGAACATCAAGGACATGGTCGTGTTGAAGCTCAAGCTTGACCCGTTCGCGGGCGTGCCTGAGGAGACCATCGCGCTTCAGCAGACTTTTGGGGCTATTACCCGCAATGACATGGTCATCCATGCCAATATCAACAAGTTCGTGACCCGTGCGCTTGAGTCGGTAGAAGGCTTTGCAGAACTGCCCTACGAGCAGCAGATGCAGGTCATGACACAGTACGCCAACGAGGTCACAGTTCGACCTGCAACACCCGTAGATGGCCAAGGCTGATGACCTGATAGAAGACATCCTGTCGCTGATTGAGACGCGCATTGACACCTTTAACGGCAAGATGCCTGACCTTCAGCAGCAGACCTATGCCGTCGTGCTTGATTTGGCCTCTGAGCTTGAGACATCCAACGGGCGTATCAAGCCAACTGTCAAGAATATCAAGACCATTGCCAAGATCAAGGCTGAACTCAACAAGGTCATCTTCACCAAGGAATACGTTGACGACCTTGACGAACTGATAGAGACCTACGAACAGGTCACCAAGCTGCAGAATCAGTACTTCACGGCCACCGTCGGGCGCTTCACTGTGCCTGCCGTACTTAAGGAGGTGCAGAACCTTGCTCAGGAATCGGTAGTTGACGCGCTAGGTGAGGACGCTATCGGGGCGAACTTCGTCTCACCCATCCGGGACATACTAGTCAAGAACGTCACTACCGGTGGTAGCAGGGCTGAGTTCATTGAGCAGACGCGGGACTTTATCCTTGGCAAGGACGGGCTGGATGGCAAGCTAGTCAAGTACACCAAGCAGATAGTGACCGACAGCCTGAATCAGTACAGCGCCAACTACTCACAAATCGTGAGCGATGATCTAGGCCTTGAGTGGTACATCTACGTCGGGTCGAACAAGGAGACCACCCGCCCGTTCTGCAAGGCACTGACCGATGCGGCCAAGGGATGCCTGCCATACATACACGTCAGCCAGCTTGAAGAGATTGTCAGCGGCGACATCTGCGGTGAGCAGGTGCCTATCTATGACAAGACTGGCCTACCACACGGGATGATACCCGGCACCAACGCAGCCAACTTCCGCATCAACAGGGGCGGCTACAACTGCAACCACCAGCTTCGCCCTGTCAGTTCGGCCATTGTTCCAAAGTCGTTGCGTGACCAGTTCGCCAACGCGTGAAGCGGGTGTATATTTGTAGTCAACAACGAGACACATGAAACAGAAATTCTTAGAAGTATGGCGGGACGGCCAGCTGTGGTACGAGTTCCCTGCCGACAACGAGATGAACGTGCGGGAGCAGATGATTAAGAACAACCTTGACCGCATCTGCGAGATTCGACCAAAGTCCGAAGACATCAAAGTCACCAAGGCTAAGGTCGCCGCTAAGACCAAGACAGTAGACCTCACACCGACACAGACACCAACGCCCGAGAAGGGAACAACTAATGACCTTAGCTGAATATATCCAGACGGTAGCCGACCGCATCGGCATTGACAATGCTGACGAGGCTATCAAGATGGTAGTCACCAACCCTGCTCTTATGCAGGTGCAGGTACCTTCGACCCTTGTGTCCATGACTCAGTCTCGACTGATGACAGAAGACGAGGCCAAGATCAACCCGATTGTCAAGAAGCACTTCACCGCCACCGCGCTCAACAGCGTTGACACCAAAATCAAGGACGTCCTTGACGAGTTCGGCTTCGATGATGACATCAAGCAGTCCATCCTAAGCGAGCAGTCCACCTACAACCGGATCCCGATGCTATCCAAGGCGATTGCCGAAGCAAAGGAGAAGGCTATCAGTGCAACGGGTGGCGAGAAAAAAGCCCTTGTCGACAAGATCAACGAGCTGCAAGGCTTGCTCAACACCGAGCGCGAAGCACGCAAGCAGGATGTGGACAAGGTCAACAGCCATTGGAAGAGTCAGCTCACCGACAAAGAACTCAACGCTATCTTCAGCGGATATGACTACGCGCTAGACCTTGACAAGGATGTCACTATCTCAACGGCTCGCAATCTTTGGGAGAAGAAACTCAGGGAGAAAGGCGGCAAGTACCTCTACACCGAGGACGGCATCAAGCTCGTCAACGCCGAAGCGCCTGACTTGCCTTTCACGATTGACAATAAGAGCATTGATATGCGTAGTTTCACGGATAGCGTGTTGGCTGAAGCGAAGCTACTCAAGGTCAACAAAGCGCCAGGGGTAGTCACCACTACCGCTGCAGCCGTAGGTACACCGATGCCCGCAAAGCCTGCTGCACCTGCGGCCAAATCGCAGACCAGCAAGGCACTCGCCGACTTTAAGGCGGGATCATCACTAATCTGATGCGAAGTAACGATACGGCCGCAAGGCACCAACAAGAGGGCGCAAGCCAATACACCGCCACTACATGTGGCAACCAGCTTCTAACAATTCAAATCCACCATAAATCATGGCAAATGGATATTGCGAAGCCCTCTTGCTTCACCTTGATAGCATCGCAGGGCAGAATTACCCCGGCCAAAAGGTAACCATCCCGGGCTTCTTAAACATGTTGGTCACTTCACCTGACCGCCCTTCAACCATTCAAGACGGCTACCGTGAAGGTCACTACCGTGACGTGAACGTCAAGTACATGCCTAGGACTACCGTGTCTCAGGTATCTACTACCGACACTTGCGCCGTTGACGTAATCCCCGCTTACAAAGAGACGACAGTATCTGTCAATAATGTGGCTCAAGTGGGAATTTGGATACCTGACGATACCATTCGGAGGTATTGCGAGGAAGCTTCCCGCACAGTAGCAATCGGTCAGCCTGCGACTCAAATCATGACCGAGCACCTGCGCGGCATCCTGAACGCAATGAACGGAATTTACCAGAAGATGGAGAACGTGCTGACCACCAGCATGGCTTCTAGCTTTGGTAAGCACAAGGCTACCGGAACAGCTACTGCCGTGACCGTGAACATCGAGCAGGACGGAAACCTGAATGACCTCGGCACTGGCTTGACTAAGCTCTTGACTGACGCACAGGCAAACGAGTTCTGCGACACGCCTGTGTTCGTAGGTGCGCTCGGCTCACTCATGCACGCTTACAGCATCCAGAAGCAGCGCGGTGGCTTGTCACCTGCAACTGGCTTCAATCCTGATGCCTTGGCTTCCGACTTCAACTTCTACGCTTCCGGTCAGACTGGTTCTACCTGGGGCGCTCAGCACGTAGGTATGTTCGCTCCCGGTAGCGTTCACCTGGTAGAGCGTTTCGACAACGTAGGCTCATTCGCAGGTCAGCGCGGCTCTTCGTTCTTCACTTCAATCGTTGACCCACGCACTCAGTGCTGGACACCGAACGGACTCGGAAACATCCAGTTCGACTTGCAAGTGAAGTACGTTGATTGCCCCGAGGACTTGGGTGCTAACATCACCAACGGCTACATCAACGCCGACAACGTGACTTCTGCACGCGGCTACCTGCTGCTCATCAAGAAGCGCTACGGCCTGTTCACCACGCCTACCGACGCGTATGATGGTGCTGACGTTCTCGCTGGTTCTAACGGTTCACTCCGCTACGCAATCACTAACAGCTAAGCATGAACTGCCTAACTGACTATATTGGCTTGAGAGGGTGCGGCTCGTCCGCACCCGCCTCGGGTTTCTATATCAACGACCTGCCAGGCATAAGCCTCAAGCAGATGGTGAGCCTCACCAACGAAGAGGAGAAGACCTACCTTGACCTGTGGTCAATGATTCAGATACGGGCGCAGTCACGATTCAGCCTTGACGTGCGTGAGGCGATGGGTAAGCTATACCGACTCAAGAGCCTGACCAACGCTATCAATATGCCGAAGCATGTGACCAACGTCACTAAGGCTGCGGTAGTAGGGTCAAAGGCTGGCTTCATCATTCAGATGAACGAGGCTAAGAACTACGACTACATCGCATCACCGCTGAACGCTATTCACATTCAGCAGCTTTACTTCTACGGATCGGTGCAGGAGAAAGGAATATTCGTGGTGTACGATGCTTATACCAACGAGCTGCTTTGGTCATCGGGCAACTACGAGCTGACACTTGACGGGTGGAACACTATCGAAATCAACCAGACGTTCAACGCTCAGGCACTCGCGGTCTATGTCACGCCTAGCCCTAACGATTCAATCTCTGCCTACTATACCACCGAAGCACCCAACTATCACCAAACACCGGGCTGCTGCGACATACGACTCAATGGCTTCTACACAGAGACCATGTGGGATGCGTTCACAAATGACGCACTTGAGTCACAAACTACGAATACCTACGGGCTTACAGCCACGTTCAGCATAGTGTGCACATGGGACAATCTCATCTGCACAAACAAGTCCCTCTTCACCCGCCCTTGGTGGTATCTCTGCGGCATTGAGCTACTCACCGAGCAGCTGTACAGCAGCAAGCTGAATCAGTTCACGACTGTCAACTTGCAACGCGCCAAGGAACTGCGTGAGGAGTATCAAGTCGAATACATGAAGGCGCTTGAGCAGATAGCAGGCGGATTCAATTTAGCGTGCGACTGCTGCATTGAGTGCAGCGGCGGAGTCCAACTACGGGAAACAACAAGCTTCTATTGATATGTGTGGATGCAAAAAGACAAGGCCTAAGAAGTGATTACCACGACCGTTGATGCAAGCGGATTGGACGACCTGTCTAAGAAGCTCTCAGGTGCAGCAGGCGGTGGCATCAGCCCCGACAGCCTACTGCGCGAGATAGCTGTCAGTATGGTGGGCGTCATTCAGGAGCGCATCCATACCGATGGCAAGAAAGCTGATGGGTCGAACATAGGTACCTATTCGGATGGATACCTTAAGCAGCGCATAAAGGCTAAAAACTTTAGCGACCCCAAGGTAGTCCTATTCTACACAGGTGATATGCAGAATGATTGGAAGATAATTCCATTATCTGACACTGAGTACGGACTAGGATATGATAATAGTCTGAATGCAAACAAAGCCGACTGGGCTGAAGAGCGCTTTGGCAAGATTTTCGCCCTGTCCGATCAAGAACTCAACGACGTACGCACAATAGTACAAGCCTACCTAGACAAAGTATTTGCCTGATGCCATACCTCAACGAGATTGTCACCATCATTAACAGCACGCTTGAGACGGGCAAGCTGGTCGATGACAAGCGCTTCATCAAGCAGTTGTTCGGACTCAGCGAAATACTGCCGCGTAACTATAATGGCAATCAGGACGGCATCCCTGCACTAGTAGACTTCAACGGCGGCACTACCTTCTCAGGATTCAACGACACCTACAGCATAGTCATCTACCACCGCTGCCTTCAGACAAGCGTCACAGATGCGCCAGTAGCCTTCGGTGACGGCGGCAACGCAGCCCGTGAAGAGGCTCGCATGCGACTCATTTGCTTCGCCGACCGCATCCGCACTAAGATGCAGCCGCAGCAGCTATCGTTCCTGCTTACCTCTGCTGTTCAGCAGCAGTTGAAATACTCACAGTTCAGTCAGTACCCTGGCTTATACGGCGTCAATATCGAAGCCGAGAGCACCAACTACGACGGCGTTGGCATCTACACCAACGAATACAAATTACCAGCGACGACGTACCCCGTGCATCCGCATCACATCTACTTCGCATTAGATTACACGATCACGACGGACTACGACGTTACTTGCATTAGTGATTGTCCAACCTGTTAAAATCTAAAACATCATGTCAGTATATTATCCTGCATCGAATTGTGGCGGTGGTGCTATTCCACAATATACCTGTAACCCCTGCCCTACCTATGAATACTCGAGAATTCGTAGTATTGCCTATGTAAAAAACACGTTTAGCTTCACCGACCCTGAAGACCCTACCGAGTGGAACACAGGTCTGGGCAATGGTGAAATCTTCGTACTATGGGCCACCTCGGGCGTTTACGACGGGGGTACCGGGGTTGAGCTGACGGGTTTTGGCGACTCTGAGTTCGTCAATGGTGGTATCAGCCACGTGTTGACTTACAAAGACCCAAACACCACAGCCAACTGCGACTTCTACAACGCTATCAAGGACTCAACCGATTACACTGTTTGGTTCCGTACTTCTACCAAGATCTGGGAAGCTGGTGCACCTGTCACCATCACACCTAAGATGCCAGTAGCAGACGACCTGAAGGCCGTGTTGACCTATGAGGTGACCTTGAAGTGGCAGAATTCAAACCTGCCTTGCCCTTACGAGATTCCTGATGGCATCTTCTCTGAGTGTTACATTCCTATCGTCCAGTAAAATTCAGGCTAGTGAGGGCTCCCTTCGGGGGGCCCTTGCTTTACCTTTGCATCCATGAGCAACACTATCGATAGCGGTTCTGCACAAGGCTTCCTTAGCTCCTGCGCCTTCATCGTACTCGGCCACATCAGCGCATTCATCAGCGAGGTAGATTTAAGCATCACTCTTCAGCATACATCCTATAGCGTGGCCATAGTCGTCGGCCTAGACACCTTGCTCGGCAGTCCTATCAAGACATCATTCAAACGCTTTTGGACTCGCATCTGTGGTAAGCAGCGCTGAACTAATCAAGAAGTATGGTAACCCCGCCACATCAACTGCCCTGTGGGAGCAGCGCAACATGGTCATTTGGACAATACCCAAAGACCTTGACAAGGCCATTCCGACCCTGCCCTCTCGCATCTACATACATAAAGTCTTCAAGGCTATAGCGCAGGATTGGTTCTACGCCTTAGCCGATGCTGACCTTGCCAAAGAGATCACCACCTACGACGGCTGCTGGAACGTGCGAACCAAGCGCGGACTGACCAGCCTGAGCATACATGCGTTCGGCATGGCCATTGACCTCAACGCTTCCCACAACCCCCTCGGCCTGACACGCGATCAGTGCATCGCCCGCAAGCTGAAACCATTCACCAAGGAATTCCTCAACGTATCCCGTAAGTTTGTTGACTGCGGAGGCGACTGGCCGACACGGCCTGACCTCATGCACTTTCAAATAAAAAGGGACGCAGCCATGTAGACTGCGCCCCCACAACACAACGAACTAGGACACGTTTCAAAGATACACCCTAACTTCACCGCCATGATAGAAATCAACCCGAAAAACTACTGGGCACCCACGCCTAAGTTCTTCCGTGCAATGGGAGACACCCTTCTTAGCATCTCAACTTTGGCCACTACCTACAGCGTGCTGAACGATGACAAGTACATCGCCCTGATATGCCTGTTTGCAGGTGTCATCGGCAAGTTCCTGACCAACTTCGCGACCAACGAGACCGATGGCGTTCAATAATGACACACATCTAGAGGACAAGTTCCTTGAGATTAAGCAGACATGGAACATCAAGACCGTCATTGAGACGGGTACCTACTACGCTGATACTACCAAGTGGCTGGCCAAGAACTTCGACCAGGTCTACACCTGCGAAATCCATGAGCCTACCTATCAGATAGCCCTTGAGCAGCTTGAAGGTATTACCAACGTACACCATGAGCTGAAGCCCTCTCAGCAGTTCCTTGGCGAGGCATTGGCCAAGGCTGAAGGTCAGGTGCTGGTGTTCCTTGACGCGCATTGGTTCGAGAATCCCCTGCTGAAAGAAATTGAAATCATCGGCGAGTCAGGCAAGCGCCCCGTGCTCGTCATCCATGACTTCAAGGTACCCGGCAAGTCGTTTGGGTATGATGAGTATCCGGGCATCGTGTACGATTGGAACTATGTCAAGGACGCGGTTGCCAAGGCTTATGGTGACAAGTTCTGGCATGAATATAACGAGCGTGCCACCGGTGCCAAGCGCGGATGTTTATTTGTTTACCCGAAATAATACTGCCTCAGGCAAGGTCGCATAGTACCTTCATACTATGCAAATCGAACACTTTCTCCGCTGTCAAATCTGGTGTGCAAGCCATGAAGATAACGATGACCCGATGCTATCCACGCCTGCCGAGTACTTCAAGCGTGTGGCGTGCATTCCGTTCTCAAACATCAGCTATATTCAGGAGAGCGTAGACTTTAATAATACCGACGTTGTCATGCAAGACGGCGAAGTGATAGTGGCCTGCGTGAGGTACGATGTTATCTTCACGGCGTGGCAAGAATACATGGACAACCAACAGAATCAGATGATAAGCTTCTACCGATCGAACTAGATGAAACCCGAATACAGGATACTATGCAAGCACTATTCGCAGCGCCCTAAGATATACGAGAAAGAGTTCGATCAGCTTTATGAGTTCATTGTGGCCAACCCCAAGGCCATGCTTGCCGATGTGCAGAAGTGGTATCGTGGTGAGTTTGGGGTAGAGTTCAATGACAATGCACAGCGTATGCTTGCCGATGCGCGTCGGGTCTACAACTTCATTCAGTTGAAGATGCAAGACCAGGCATCTGACTCTACCATCGCCGACCTTGACCATGGTGAGCCTAGCATCCTGTCATGGACTACGGTAGAACACAAGCGCATGCTAGTGCTATCCGACATCCACTTCCCATACCACGACCGCGAGGCGCTCATGATAGCCCTGCGTGAGGGCAAGGACAAGGGCGTGGATAGTATCCTGCTCAACGGTGACATCCTTGACTTCTACCAGCTGAGTAAGTTCAGCAAGGATAGCCGCAAGCCTAGTGTCAAGGCTGAGATTGACATCTTCCGTTTCTTCGTTGACCAGCTGAAGCAGCGCTTTCCTGAGGCCACCATCTACTTTAAGCTTGGCAACCATGAGGCTCGTCTGGACAGGTGGATCAAGGAGAACGCTGGCATGTTTGACGGCCTGTTCAACATTGATAGAATCATCAACTTTGGCGAGCACGGCATTGTGTTTCTACCCGACAACATCGGGGTCAAGTTTGGCAGGCTGAACATCATTCATGGCCACGAGATCAGGGCAGGGATGGGCGTAGTCAACATCGCCCGCACCTACTACATGAAGACGCAGTCCAACGTGCTGTTCGGCCATTGGCATCAGAACCAAGAGTACATCACCCGCACGATGGACGGCCATGTGCAGGGAGCGTGGGCGCAAGGGTGCCTCTGCCGGTTGGACGCTGAATACACCTACGGCATTAATCAATGGTGTCACGGCTTCAGCATAGTGGAACGGCTAGACGATGCGGGTGCCTTCCGGGTCAAGCTTTACAAGATAATTGACGGGGAGCTGGTGTAAATAATCGGCTCAGAGCCTGTAGGAATCGGCTCAGGTGTAACTTTTTGTGCCTGAATGTCAGATAGTTAGGAATTATTTTTATGCTTCCCTACTTCCATACTTCCGGAAGTTATACTTTTGACGGCATGAACAAGGACTATATAGGCTGCGAAATAGCTGCCCGCCTTACCGGCCACCTAGAGAACGTCATCCTCCGTCACCTTACTGAAGGTAACTATCAGGAAGCCAAGCGCCACCTCGCAGTACTCATTGACTGCTATCAAGAGGGCGGGTGGGGTGACCACTGCCGAAAGTGGCTCAACGACTACATCACTCAACGCGAACAAATCCAACACATCATACATGAAAGCGCATCAGTTAAAAGATCTTCGTGAATCTCTAGAATACGGAGACGTAAGCACTATCGCCCGTGAAATCGGAGTCACACCAAAGACAGTTCAAATATCCCTCAGAGGCCTTCAACGCAATGACACAGCACAACTCATCATCAAACATGCACAAACCATCATCAAGCAACGCACCGACCGGGTCGAACAACTTAAGCGCATCCTTGCCAAGCAACGCGAGCAGCGTGAGGCAGCTGGTCTTCAATGACATGTACACCTACCTGCAAGCCTGCACTAAGCTGCACCGCGAGCCATGTATCCACGACTTCTTCATCACTAAAGCCGACCACATGCTATGGTACATCAATCTGTAGAAGACCTCAGAGAGAGCGTGTTCATGACTCAGAAGCTACTTGACAAGGACTTCGAAGTCATCAAGGCCATAGTCACCTACCTCTCACGGCATGGTCAAGCGAGTGGCTATCAGATGCGATACATACTCAAGAAGACCAAGAGCCATTCCTACTTTACAAAGTTCCTAGTGGACTGCCGTGTCCTGTACAAGCCCAAGTATCAGTACTTCGAACTAGGTGAAGCGCATGCCGACACGATAGCTTACGAAATAGCATCACGTCAATTTAGAAATTGGTATCGAACTAATCATCAATAAACAACACAATGGGAGCAACAAAACAATTACTTGACACCGAGCACAGCGGCTCGCCTCAAGCCCCAGCCAGCGGGATCACCTGGCACACCGACAACTATTGGACTTCAACCGCGCAGGACAAGGTACTAGCCGCCCTGCTTGCGTTCCACAAGGAGCCCGTCAGCATCACCAAAGACCGCACCGTACCGGTCGGAGGTGGCAGAACGCGCAGCTACACGACCCTTGACGAGATCATCGCCAAGACCAAGCCTGCACTTGCTAAGCACGGGCTGATGCTGATTCAGTCCCTTGCAGGCCCGGAGGTCATCACCCAACTGCTGCACGTGAGCGGTCAGTTCATCGCCAGCAAGGTCGGCTTCATACCGATGCAAGGCAACAACACCAACGCACTCCAAAACGCGGGGGGTGGGCTGACGTACTTAAAAAGATACGCTATTTCAGCCCTTCTAAATTTGAACGCGGACGAGGACACGGATGCCGATGACAGTCAGGCTGCCGTTCTACCACACCTGCCTGAGTCGAAGCTACCCGAGGTGGCCAAGTTCATCGCCAACGGCGGTAGCATAGACCAGGTCAAGCAGAAGTATCAAATCACCGCATCACAACTTAAACAACTCACCGAAGCATGAACACCGACATCCAACTAGACAGCGAGCCAGTAGCGCTCACCAAAGAGATCATCCGCGATCGTGCGGCATCCATCATCTCACTCATTGACGAAGGTCACCTCAAGGCCACGCAGGTAGCGCTGAACGTCAAGTCCATGACCGACCTGTTCGACGCTATCAAGGACGAGCTCAGAGGCCGCGTGCTTGACGAGCTGAACGCCTACACCAAGGGCGAAGAGATAGTCCTATTCGGGGCTACCTTCGAGGTCATCGAGGCGGGTACTAAATACGACTACTCAGGCTGCAACGATGCCGAGTACAATGACCTGACAGCTGCCATCAACGACCTGACCGCACGCCGCAAGGAGCGGGAGAAGTTCCTACGTAGCATCAAGAACGCTACCACCATCGTCAATGAAGAGACCGGCGAGCTCGTGCGTATCTTGCCACCTGTAAAGACATCAACGACAACATACAAGACAACATGGAGCAAGTAACCGTCACCACCGCCGCACCGACATGGAACCCTAACCATTGGGCGATGTTCATGTTCCTATCCCTTAGCCAGCAGGCCGAAGGGTGGGCATACGTTCTGAAAGACCAGCTAAAGATGCGGCAGAAGCAGGTGCTCAATACCTACCTCAACTCAGCCAAGTCCCTGTTCAACTCATGGGCAGACGACAAGGCGCTGTTTGACGAGCTGGTCGAGAACTCGGTCGTGTGGTCGGACATGATGAAGCTCATGATGGAACTACCTATGCACAAGCAGCAGGCGCTCTACGCCGCGATGGTCGAGTTCGTCAACGGCGAGATACGCATTGAAGACGTAGATGGAAACCTAGTGTACACACCACCAACACCCACCGACCATGCCTAAACAAGTAGAAGACTGTGTCAAGACCCTGCTACGTCAGGGCATGACAGTAGACCAAGCGTATGCTATCTGCTACGCGCAGTTCAACAAGTCTAAGAAGCAAAAGCCAAAGCGATGACCGCCACCCTCACCTTCGACCTGAACGATCACGACGAGCGGCAAGCTCACATGCGATGTGTCAAGGCCACCGACCTAGCACTGGTCATTTGGTCTATCAAGAATCAGAATTTAGGCAACACACGCAAGCAGATACTGCAAAGCATCGAACGCATCATGGATGAATATAACATCAACCTAGACGACCTCGTATCATGACACACACACCACGACACAACGTAATCATGGGCAGCTTCAAGGCCGACATCAGCCTCAAGAAGTGGGTGCTCATCAACCAGCGCGACCGCCTGTTCGACAGTTACTGCGAGTCCCTTGAGAAGCTCGCAGCATGGGAGGCCAAAGGACATGACATGGTCATCGGCTACGACAAGAACAAGTACTGGACAGGGCTTGGCAAGGTCAAGGCGCTGATAGTTAAGAACATGCAAGAGATAAGCGACAAGCTTATCGAACTAGATGAACTCATAAACGAGATCGGACACAACGAGCCACCCGATGAACTAACTTCGCATGATGACCACACCCCTCACCAAGGAGATTGAACACCTAGAGCGCAGGCTCTCAGAGCTACGGGATAGGCACAAGGCATACCTTGACGACCCGTTCCTTGCCCTGCTTGACCAAGTCGCCCTGATGCGCTACAAGAAGGACGTCAGCCACGAGGAGCTTATCAAGGTCATACGCGAATATGACCCTCAAGGACCTGCAACGGATGGCTCTGCTTCGACAGCATGAGAAGTACCCCAACGTCCCGATACACGCGCTATACGTGAAGCCCTTCAAGGACGCCACCGCCAACGAGCTCACGCGTAGCATTGAAGCGTTTGTGCGCATGTCAGGACATTATGCCGACCGCATTAACAACACAGGCATCTACGACAAGCGCACCGGGCGGTGGCGCAAGGGCGGAACTCGAAAGGGTATCGCCGACATCATGGCCGCCAAGAATATTATGATAGGCGACCGCAAGGTAGCCATCACCGTAGCCATCGAAGTCAAGATAGGCAAGGACAGGATGAGCCCCGACCAGGAACGCGTCAAGGCTGAAATAGAGAAGGCAGGTGGCGTCTACATTATCGCCCGGACATGGGATCAATTCTACACCGAATGGCAAGCAATCGCATAGCACTCGAAGGACTACTCAACGCCAAGGGCAAGCGCCTGCTGGCACTATCCGAAGCGCTTGAGAAGGGCGGGACGATGGAAGAACTCGCAGCCCTGTCAGGATCGTCCCTGCGCAACGTCTACCGTGACATCGTTCACCTGCGGGGCATGGGGCTGAACATCGTCAAGCGCAAGGGACGCTACTACATCGGCCTGCTGCTACTCACCTGCCTCACCAGCTGTGCTAGCTACCATGACGTAACCCACTCGGAGCAGTATGGCAAGTGGAAACGCACTCAACAACAGAATCTCAATCAATACTAATGAAACACCTCATCACCACCCTCGCCCTCACCGCTGCTCTAGGAGCAGCGCAGGCACAGACAGAGCATGACTCAACAGCGCTCGCAGGCATGACCAAGATCCAACTCACTAACATCTACATCGAAGAGGCCTGCCGCGTGGCTACCAAGATGAAGACAGTCGCATGGGCTGACATTGACGGCAGCGTGCCCAAGAACAAGTACACCGCCGGACGCTTCGCCAAAGTAGCCAAGCAGCAGGACAACTACGTGCGAACCATCAACGCACAGCTGCGGGACATAGTACCCTATGCGGACAAGCACGAAATCATCAACGCTATCCTCTACTTCAAAGGCCTATGAACATCAAGAAACTCTTGCTTGACCTCGCCCTAGTCTTCGCGGTCAGCTTCATCACCGTCAAACTCTTCAGCCCTAAGCCGGTAGACAACACCGTCATCTGGGCGGACACCGACACCAAGGTCGAACAGCACACCATGCAGCTTCAGCAGATGGAGCGCTCTATCAACTCTTACAACACACAACTTAAGGACATCAAACAACAAATCGATGCAAAGCAACCTCAAATCGTTCACGTTCGCAGCAACCGCACGGCTAGCAATCCTTACGTCAGCGCTATGTCTAGCAATGAGCTCACTGAGCTACTCGCAAAGCGCTACGCGGACTCGACCAAAGTCAAGCCCTGATAGTCTGGTAGTCATACCCAAGCAGCTGGTCATCTATATGCTGCAAGACCTCATCCAAGCCGACAGCGACCGGGTAGACCTTGGCCTGACCCGTGAGTCACTTGAGCTCTATCAGAACTACTCAGACCTGCAAGCCAAGACCATTGAACGACAAACCATGCGATATGAGACCGCTCAGGCCTTACTGTATGAAATAACAGACCAAAGGGATAGTCTTGAGCGTGAACTGCTGAACTGCAATAAGGAGGTCACCAAGGTCAAGAAGTCACGCCGAGGATGGATCGCCGCTACCTTTACATCACTCACCTTACTCTTCGTCAAATGATACGCATCAACACCGAACTACTCACACGCTTCCTCACCTCCCGCCTGGTCTTAGGACAACCAAGCCGTCAGGACATCATCGCAAGTATCCAACGCACCGACACCCGTCACGTGTTGCCCCCAGGGTGGCAGTACCGCTGAATGCCGCCCAGCCAGCCCTCGCT